TCAACCTACTCTATAGAGTGTTGTGATGGCTCAGTAAGAGCGCAAGGTGTTGGTAGTGTTTACTTTACCAATGAAGACTAATGAGAGAGATCAACAAGGTCATTATTCATTGCTCTGCAACTCCAGAAGGTAGAGATGTATCCTTAGATACTATACGCCAATGGCATATCAAACGAGGGTGGAGTGATATCGGTTATCATTATGTGATTTTGATTAACGGTACTATCCAAGAGGGTAGACCTGTAGAGAGAGCAGGAGCGCATTGCAAGGGGCATAACGCTAATAGTATTGGTGTTTGTTATGTAGGAGGTGTTGATGAGGATATGAAGCCAAAAGACACAAGAACTGCTGCACAAAAGATAGCAATGCAAAAGCTCTTATTATCTCTTACGGATACTTACGAGGGTATCACTATTCACGGTCATAATGAATTTAGCAGTAAGGCTTGTCCATCATTTGATGTTCAAACGAAATTATAACTAAGATGAATACTACAGACTTCAAAGTATATTTTATGAATACCGCTACTATGGCGATTAGTTTTAGTACCTTAGAAGATACGCTAAAAATAGTATTGCTTTTAGTGTCTATAGCGTATACTGCCCAGAGATGGTATTTAATGAATAAAAAAAGTAAATGAACATTACCCACGACAACGATAGCTTAGATAGCTTTATCCAAGACCTTACAACTACTGAACAACCTACTTGCAACATTGACAACCCAGAAGACTGCGAAGCCTGTGGGAGTTAAGTATTGTACTACTCAGCCAAAGGAATGTACTTGTAAAAAAGATTGTAATGAACCCACTAATAACAAAACTGCTCGGAAAGGGCGCACAGGACACGATAGAAGCCGTTTCTAATGTTGTAGAAAGGTATGTGTCCACTCCCGAAGAGAAAGAGCGTGTAAGAGCCTCTATTGAAGCCGAGATAAGTTCAAGGTGGAAAGCTGATATGGATAGTGATAGTTGGCTCTCTAAAAATGTACGACCATTAACACTAATTGTAGTAGTAGGATTCTTAATAATTACAACCTTCTTTGATGGTCTTGGTTGGGTAGAAGTTGATCCTGCTTGGATAAGCCTCTGGAATATGTTAAGTGTAACGGTTGTAGGAGGTTACTTTGCAGTAAGAACTCTTGATAAGAGAGGTAAGATAAAGTAGTTTAGAATCATTCTAAATAGCCTCTGCTCTTAAGACTGCTTGTGTTCACAAGTGGTTAATAAAAGAAAGTGTATTAAGTTGGTGGGGTAACCCACTTTTCTTTTTTTTTATATATATATATTATATATAGAGATATAGTAGTTATTTAATATATATAGATATAGACCTATAGGTCTACTATAATATATAGATATATATATATATTATATATAGAGGCACTTGCCTCTTTTTTTTATCTCTTTGTTGTATGTAAATAATTTTGTGTACATTCGTATCAAATCAAAACATTTACAAAGTGGATAAAACACCAGAACAACTACAGGAGATATTTGAGTTCTATTCTCAATGGTTATTAACAGATGCAGAAAGCCCTCAAGAACTTATAGAGTGGTTATGCGACAATGTCAATCCTAAAGCATTAGACACCATAGTGTCTACTTACGAATCTAATAACAAGTAATCCTATGTCATCATTTAAAGACCAATACTTAGACCTGTGTGAAGCAAGAGTTGAAGCTCTTGAGAAAGAACTCAATCATTTTAAAAACTTTGTGTTTAGAGACTTCTCTCGTAGGGAGATAAATGCTGATAGTGTATTAGCAATGTTTAACGCTTACAAGAAATCCCTTAATGAAACCGAGATATAGTGTATCGGAATATCCAGAAACATATGAAATCAACGAAATCACCAAGCAAGACCACTTTTACCTACACTTTGGATTCTACGATGACAGAAAAGTCTATAGAGCAAGAAATGAATCAAGACTTGCCAAGTACCACCAACAAGAAATTGACACCTCCTTATTATCAAGGAAAGTATAAAGGACTTGAAGCCTTTGATGTGTGTATGGACTTCGCAAGAGATTCCTATAACATTGGTGTAGCTATCGCCTATCTACTTAGAGCAGGTAAGAAACCTGATAATCCTATGGTTAATGATTTGTTGAAAGCCATAGACCACATAGAAAAAGAACTTGAATACATAGGTTATGATTGTGAAAGAGCTGACTCTACATTTGACACTACCGAAGACAGTAAGTCTTAATACGCTATACGCAGGTAAGCATTGGACATTTAGAAAGAAGAAGAAAGATGAGTATAAGAAAATCATTGAAAAAGAATTGGCTCGTTATGACCACCATATTGCAAAGGGTATGTCTATCTATATTAGGTACAATGCTCGTACCGATGTGGACAATAATGTACTTGTGTCAAAATTTGTTGCTGATACTCTCGTTGCTAACGGATGGATTGCTGATGACAATCCTAAACATTATAACAAGCTCACTATCGTTTTTGACTCTACGGTTGAAAAGAATTATTGTGAAGTTGAAATTAGACTAAGAGATGCAGTTGCAAGAGATTAACCAATTAGACTTGTTCTCAGGTATCGGAGGTTTTCATCTTGGATTTGAGAGAGCAGGATATAAAGTCAATAGCTACTTTAGCGAGGTTGATAAACACGCAGTAGCAGTATATAAGAACCAATTTAAAGATAGTACCTATGTCGGATCAGTTACAGATGTTCGGGGAGAAGACCTCCCAAGAATTGACCTCATCACTTTTGGAAGTCCTTGCCAAGACTTTAGTCAAACTGGAAGTCGCAAAGGTCTCACAGGAGACAAAAGCAGTCTTATTATTGAAGCAATACGGCTTATCGGAGAATGCAGACCAAGAGTTTTTATTTGGGAAAATGTTAAAGGAACTTTCTACTCAAATGATGGCAAAGATTTTGCGGCAATCCTCCAAGCCTTTACCAGTATTGGGGGCTATAGACTTGAATGGCAACTTCTTAATACAAAGGACAATACCCGAATCCCACAAAACAGAGAGCGAATATACCTTGTCGGACATCTTGGAGAAGGAAGAGAAGATTGGAGAGGAGTATTTCCTATCACAAAAATCAGTAGAGAGGATTCTTTCTTACAGGGACACTACCCAATCGCCAATACTTTGTGTGCGAGGTACGGAAATAACGCCAACGGCTCTTACATTAGTAAGGGTAAACGGACTTCACAAAAAATCCGAAGACTAACCCCTATAGAGTGCGAGAGGCTACAAGGCTTTCCCGATAACCATACCGAGTACGGTAATTATGATGGGGAAGTAAAGAAGATGAGCAACACCCAACGCTATAAGCAATGTGGTAATGCAGTCACCGTAGATGTGGTACAAGCGATTGCAAATAAACTGCATCCTTTGTTTGAGTAACAAACATTTTTATTAACTTTGAACTATTAACTAAATTAAATAGATATGACTAAAGCATCAGTCGTTAAGGACATCAAGTCCGCAGGTCAGCCCTACGAGGGGCAGTACGGAACTTTATATGGGTTCTATGTAACATTTGAGAACGGAGACAATGGAAAGTACAATTCCAAGTCCGAGAATCAAACCAAGTTTGTAGTAGGTCAAGAGGCTACTTACGAATACATTGGTAGAGAGTATCAAGGTAAAACCTACTACACGGTTAAGCCTGTGAATCCAGAGTACGCAAATGTAACGCCTACATCTTCTAACACATCTGCTAAGACTAATTCATCTAAGGATGAGTTGATTGTTAGACAGACTGCTCTTAAAGCAGCAGCAGAGTTAGGTGGTACACCTCAACAAGTTATTGCGAATGCACAGACCTTTGTTGATTGGGTGATGAAGAAAGCAGAACTTCAAACATCTCAAGAGCAACACTTTGCAGGAAGGCAGGAAGCCCAACCAAAAGCTCAACCACAACCTGTGGAGGCTGATGGTTTGCCATTCTAAAAAGATACCTATATTTGAAGGGGGCGCATTGCGCTCCCTTTTTAACTCTTGAAAACACTATGTCAAAAAAATGGGAAGGCGTTCCAAACAAACTACGCAAGAAATATCTGTACCTATTAGAATGCGAAAACTTTAAAGACATCGCTCATTGTCCCCAATACAAAATTGGTATTACTAATGATATTAAGAAGAGGTTAGAATTTTACAAGAAAGACTATAAGTTACGACAACTAAAGATTGTAGGACTATGGCAAAGCATAGGTAAAGTCGCAGGTTTAATAGAGGAAGATATCAAAACACATATCTTAGATGTATCTGGAGATGCTTGGAAAAGAGATACAAAGGTCAACGAGTGGTTTCATTCTCCAGAAAATTGGAATGGCTACGATAGTGAGGCAGATGTAAATGAGGTGCTTGAGTTTATAGATACTTACCTTATAGAGAACAAAAAAAAAGAAGGTAAAAGTTATTGGTGGTACGAGAAAGACCCTCAAATTTGTACTCTTAAAAAAATGCAATAACACTATGTCAAAAATATCTTATGCCGATGTGTTCGGTAAGCTTGATGATGTCCGAATGGGCAAGGTTGAAGAAGGCATCAAGTTCGGTCAATGGAATCTTGACCAATACCTAAGATTCAAACGAGGAAACTTTAATGTAGTTCTGGGACACGCTAATGTGGGGAAGACTTCAGTCACCTTATATCTAATGTTGTTACAAGCAATAAGAAATGATTTGAGGTGGTTGGTGTTTAGTTCCGAGAACACACCTGTATCTCTCATTAAAAAGGTTAGTGAGTTCTTCTTGGGTAAGCCTATAAACCAAATAGAAGAGGATGAGTTTATGATGGCTCAAGACCTTATCCAAAGATACTTTGTTATTATTGATACGGATAAGAAGATGTACACCTATGCTGAGTTGTTAGAGGAGGCTACAGACATCTACCACGAAGAAGGCTTTGATGGTTTTATGATTGACCCTTACAACTCGCTATCAAAGGACAAGGAGATGTACAAAACACTTGGAGGTCACGAATACGACTATGAGGTGGCTACCCACTTTAGGAATTGGGCAAAGCAACACAATGTAAGTATATGGCTATGCGCTCACGCAGTTACTTCCGCCTTGCGTATGAAACACCCACAAGGACACGAGTATGCAGGGATGCCTATACCACCAAGCGCAGCAGATATTGAGTCGGGGGGTAAGTGGGTGAACCGTGCTGATGATTTTGTAGTGATACATCGTTATAAATCTCACCCTACGGAATGGATGTACAACCATATCATTATCTCTAAGGTAAAAGAGGTGGAGACAGGAGGTAGACCTACACCTTTGGATGAGCCTGTGAAATTTCGTAGCTTACCAAATAATGTAGGCTTTGAGATACACGGAGAGAATCTCATCAGCAAGAAAGAAAAAGAACAATCAAAAATGCCTTTTTAGATGGATGATATAGAAGATTACCAATGGGTTAGAGGAGGCAGTAAGAGCATAGCATTACTTTGGCTTAGACAAAAGAACTCCGACCTAATGCAGATAGCCAACGCATTAAAGCCTCAAGACCATACTAACGATTATGAGATGGATATATTTCTTGACCTTGTGTCTGTCTACGGTGCTATCAATAGTGCTATAGATATGGTAGAAGATGTACAAGGTATGGTGTGGAAGGCAGAAGCGAAGAACGCAGACCTAAAGCTCACTATAAGGCATCTATCTTCTAAAGTTGCTGAATACGAAAAACGATTTGATAATTTAAACGAAAACCTCAAATGATTGCAAACGAATTACACCTACAAGAAGAGTACGACAACTATGTTATATTCAACAAGATCAACGCTAACCGAGAGCATAGAAATGTGATGGCAAGGTTTGCCTTTATGGTTGCTGCAAGAGACATATACAACACCTTGCAGATAGCGAGAGTGATGAAGAAGAATCACGCTACGGTTATATGGGCTTGGAAGAACCACCAAAATAACCTCAAGTTTGATAAGCAGTACCTAAGTTACTACAACCAGAGTTG